TGATCCAGTTTTTGCAGGCTCAGCCTATTGTTTCGGCGCTTGCTATCGAGAAAAAGAAAGTTAGCGTTGAAGAACTGATTCGCATGTTCTTCGAGATTGCGGATTGGAAGAATTACAACGACGTGATCGTGGAGATGACGCCGGAAGACGAACAGCGCTGGAAGGCTTCGCAGCCTGGGGCAGCAGTTCAGCAGCAACTCGCCGCTAAGGCGCAATTGCAACAGCAATCGTTTGAACAAAAACAGCAGCTGACTGACCAAGAGAATATTGCCCGAGCTGCACGCGAAGTTCTGCGGCAGGGTTTTGAAAAAGCCTCGGAGCCCTTGATGGTGGGCGGTGAGCCTGGAGGAAAAGCACTTGGGTCTGAATAGTTTTGTATATAGCTGTGCGAAGTGTAAAGGACCGGTTACAAAGCCACCTGTGCAAGAAGCGCACAGTCTTGGTAAGTGGGGCTGTGCTGCATGTGGCTCCAACGTAAAGGTTGTCAGGAAATTTAGGAAGGACAACGATGGCACAAAATAAACTAGACGTGGGCAAGTTGGAACGTCTGCTTAATCGGAATCTCACAGAGGAAGAATCTTATGACGTTGCCCTGTGGGAAAAGGGTCGAGCACTAGCCCATCAGGTTATACTTCCTGGTTGGGATGTAATCTTGGAGATGCTTCGCTCCTACGCCGAGGATTCCAAGGATAAGCTTTCGCACATCGATCCTTCTAAAAAAGATGAAATTCTGGCCGAACATTCCGTTTGTTTTGCGGCCCAAAAAATTTATTCGAATTTTGTTGAAGATGTACAACGGGCGGTTAATCAGCCGCCTCCTTCGGTAATTCGTGAACAACTTCAGGTTGCGACTAACGCGCCGCCTGAAGGACTTTAAACATAAAATCCCATTGACCATTTGGATTAATGGTAAGAGGAGAACAGCATGGCACGTATCGAAACAGACCCTTGGTTAGATACAGAATTTGCACCTTTGCAAAATGCAAATCCTGGCGAAGAAATCGCTGACGAGAAGTTCGTAGAAAGCGCAGCGACACCCGAAGAACTTGAAGCAATTAGGGCAGCAGAAACTGCGAACACTCCAGCAGGTAGTCCGGTTCCGGACGATACACCTCCCGAACCACCGGTTGAGCCGACGGTAGAAACTATTGAATATGAAGATGGCTCGTCGGTAACTATTGAGCCCACTGAAACCGGACTTAAGGCAACTTTGAATCTTGGCGTCGGTGGTGGCAACGAAGTTTTTTACGGTAAAAATGAAAGTGAACTTTTACGCCAAGTGCTCCCCGCCAAGTTGAATGCAACGAAAAAGATTAGGGAGCAGACGAAAAAGCTGAAGTTAGGCGTTGCTGCTGCGGAACCCGCGTCACCGCCGCCAGCAACACCGCACGTGCGAACGCTCACAGCGGACGAAGTTTTTGAGATCAAGAATACACTGACTGCTGATCCTGACAAAGCTTTTGATCTGTGGTTCCAAAAGAAAACCGGACTTTCTGTCGAGCAGCTTGTACGTTTGGCGCAGGAAGGCAGTGAGCGTGGACGTGAAGCGGTGGAGATGATCTCCATCGACACCGAGATAAGAATTTTTAAAGAGCTTAGGCCAGCATATCTGCCCATCGATGAGAACTACGCGCTTATGCTCGGCTGGCTTGCTAAACACAAATTGGGCCGTGAACTGAACGCTACGAATGGCGAAGAGATCATGGATCAGTTGGTTAGCAAGAAAATGTTTAACCGCACATCTTTAGTTGAAGCCTTCGATGATCTGGCATCTGACGGATTGTTGGAACTGGTTCAAGAACCGAAGGCACCTATCAACCCGGCACCAGTCAAGCCAGTGGCACCGGCTAAACCAGTTGCGCCCGCACCTGTTCAGGGGATTCCTGGGAAGAGGGTGGGAACGAGAGCGGCAGGCGCGTTTGGAATCAGCAACCGAGAAACTTCGGGCACTCCGGTTTCGAACAACCCAGCGCCCTCAGACGATGAGTTGGAAAGCATGTCTAACGAAGATGTCGAGAAGCTTATGTCCGGCGTCATCCGACTACGTGCTCAGCAATCCACTCGGCGCTAATCATCTAACTGTCGTTTAACGACACAAGAGGCTCTATGAGCTATTCTCCTGCAAGTATTCTTACGTCGGGATCGCTGCCCAACCTCGTGGCTATCTACTATGAGCGGTCGGCAATTCCCAACCTGTAAATTGCCTTTGGGTTGGCTACATAAACGTTCTGAAAAATAGGAAGGCACAGACCCCGTTTATGTCGATGACTGACTTGTTTGGTCATCGTAAAAATCTGACTATATCCGTTAATATCTTAGGTTTTTTGTGGTATAGTAATAGTAAAAGAAAATCTAAGACAAGACGGAGCGAAGATTCTCATGAAAGACAACGATAAAACAAATTGGGCGTATTTAGCTGGGTTGCTCGACGGAGAAGGTTGTTTTACGATAACAGGTACGTGGAAGAATCGTAAAGGTATTTGGCGCACGAAAACAGGGCCAAACACGTACTTTCACATCAACCTTATTATTAGTTTGTATAACACTGATCTTAAGGTTATGAAATGGTTAGTAGACCATTTCGGTGGTGTGTATTATGTTCATCATCCTTCTAAAAAACCGAGTCACAAAATAGGGTATTCGTGGCATCCAAAAGGTGCCAAGAATAAAGAGCTTCTTCTTTTGGGAATTTTACCGTATCTGGTAATCAAAAGAGAACAGGCGAAACTTTCTCTTGAATATATCCGGTTGGACGGGAAGGCTTGTCAAGAAAAACGGTTAGAACTGAGAGAAAAGATTCAAACCCTTAATGGACACGGCATGGGAAAACGCCTAACGACTAATATGTCAGACGGCCCTTCGGGGTTGAAGATAGAGTCTGGGCTTAGTGGCGACACTAAGAGTGCTCTTGAGGTGACTCAAGCTGTGGCCAGAACCACAGAGCTTTTGCCGCAAGTTAGTGAAAGCGTAGCCTAAACACAACTGAAACAGAAACCGTTGCCTTTGCGTTCTGGGAACCAAATTCAATTTTTCACCTACAGTTTGCTTTCCGGCAATACCGCGCAAGCAGCTGAAGGAACCGTGGGTTCGCCCATCGCGGAATCTTCGACCAAGATTATCGCAACCGTTGGGCAGTACGCGGATTACATTAACAGTTCGGACCTGAGTATGGATGTGGCAATCGACGACCCGTCGTTGCTGCAAAACCTCTCTACCGAACTCAACTATCGTTTGGCGTTGACGCTGAACTCTCTGGTTCAGATCACGGCAGACGCGGCCCAGGGCGTCGATGGTTCGGTGACGATTACCTTGGCTGATGGTTCTTATCTGACGGCGAATAACATTCGTTCGGCGTGCCAGCAACTGGCGGGTATCAATGCTCGTCCGTTGACCGGCGACGGCTACTACGGTGGGATTATCCATCCGTTCGTAGTCCGCGACGTGCTGAATGATACGTCGTTCAACGGCTTGACCGATATCTTGAAGCGGTCGGCTGACGGTCAAGAAAAACTGCTTGCACCGGTGCCCAACGAGGATACGATCACGTTTGGCGGCGTGAAATTCAAGCAGACAACCACTACTCCGACGACAACCATTTCCGGCAACACTTACTACAACACGTATTTGTTTGCTGACGATGCGCTGTTTTCGGTTTTCCTTGGGAAGAACCCTCAAACTGGTGAGAAGAACTACCGTCTTCTTATCCAGGAGGCACCAGCTCAAGGCAGCGTAGCCGATCCGGCTCGCCAAATCGGTGGATACAGCGACCTGTCCACTGTAGACCTTATGTAGCATGAGGGGTCAGCTACAACGTTGTATTTAACGGCGTTGTCTAAAGTTCTCCTGATTGACTCGAACCCTGAGACGGCAACGAGGCGGAACCCGAAAGGGACCGTGAGAGACTGAGCGGAGAACCCCGAAAGGGATGCAACAGTCCGTCCTTGCGCTAAATGAAGTGCAAGAGGCTGGCAGAAATGACCAGCCCCGCCGCAAGGCGAGTAACACCGAGTAAATACACCAACACACTGCGTAATTAATCCGGGGCGCAGTTGAATTGTCATGGTAATCCGCCCGGTTCTACAATGACAATTCGGAGACTTAACAGATTGCGGGTCTCCTTAAACTCTCTCTGATTGACTTGAACGCTGAAATGCCAACAAGGGGCAAGCCGAAAGGTAGCCTGAACGACTAAGCGAGAGAGCAGCGAAAGCTGATGCGATAGTCTGCACTGCAAGAAATAGTAACTTGCAGAGGCTGGCAGAAATGACCAGCCCCGCCGTAAGGCGAGTAACAAACGGCCAATCCGAAACGTCCTCAAGCTAGGATTATCGCAGAAATGTGATATAATAGAATGAGGGCAGTCTGGTTTGGGGTGGTGCCTCCACACCGCCCCAAATCAGCAAAACTCATGGAGGTGGGTTTTGTATCGCTTATACTTAATAACAAATAGCGTTAATCAAAAAGTTTATATAGGCCAAACGGTTAGAAGTTTAAAAGCACGATGGAGGTCGCATCTAAGTGCTTCCAAAGAGGCTAGAGTAAAAGATGTCTACTTTTATCGCGCTATTAACAAATATGGGCCAGCAGCTTTTACTATGGAAGAACTGGCTCAAACTGAAAGTAAAGTAGAAATTGATAGGCTAGAAAAATTTTGGATTGGTTTTTGCTTGTCCTTTCAAAAAGACAAAGGCTATAACACGACCTTTGGCGGCGAAGGTGGGAGACAAACCCCCGAGGTTCGTCGAAAAATTGGAGAAGCATCGAAACGACTTTGGCAAGACCCTGATTTTCGAAAAAGAAGTTGTCAAACACGAAAAGGCTTGCTTGTTGGGGCGCGAAACCCCATGTTTGGCAAGAGTTCTTTTAAAGGTAAAAAGCATACGGACCTAACTAAACTTAAGTTAAGTCTTATTAAAAAAGAACAGTTTTCTGACCCTAGCTTTAAACTAAAAATGACTTTGGCCAGCACAGGTAAGCACCACACAGCAGCGGGGCGAGCTAATATTTCTCGTGGGCTGCAAGGAAACCAATATCGTAAAGGCATACCCCACTCGGAAGAAGTAAAAGAACGAATTCGTAATTCAATGAAAGCTGCGTGGGTTCTTAGAAAGAATAAAAAGTTTAATTCTGCCCAAGAGTTGTCCGAAACCGGATTGGGGAAAGACAAAAACTTAGCAGAATCTATGGATGCACCGATTACCCTTGCCGGGGTTTGAGGTTCGTCCACCTTCGATGCAAGGACCGACGGCACATCGGACACCGACTCGAAGTTGTAGTCCTGGCGGGGTCGTCAGCCAGCGACCCCACCTCTTTATGTGGATTTTTCGCTGTAGCCAGTGCGGAAGAATTTTACGAAAGCCGCACCTATGGGATGCGCTGAAATGCGCGTGTGGTTTTCTTTGGGGCAAAAATGGATAACGTTTTGACCAACTCGGATTCGTTCTCGGAAGAGATGAAGACATTTCCGGCCCACGTTTTGCTGGCGATGGCGACGAATGAAAGCGCTACAAAATATTATCGCAAGGCGGCAGTCCGCCTGTTGTTGGAGCATAAATCTATACTCGCCGACCATCCTTCGCTGCGCGAGTTGCGCATGGAGCTTCGTGAAGAAGACGCGGCCAAACAAGAAGTCGAGGCTATCGTTGATAACGCGATGCACGAACCCGAGGTAACTTGTCCGGAACCGGACAAAGGGCCGTTTCAGGCCAGTGTGACTACCAAATCTTTATTCCAAAACGAGGAATAATGCAGGGTCAGCAACATCCACTGCTCTATTGCGCCCGTCACGGCACCACGACGTTGAACTCTTCGAACTGCTATCGTGGAGCCATCGATGTTCCTCTGGATTCGGCAGGACGTAAGGATGCCCATCGGCTTGCGTTTTTCTTCGCGGGCATTGAAATCTACCCTGTCATTTATCTTTCTGACCGAAAACGCACGCGAGAAACAGCTAGTATTATTGGCCAACGTCAAACTGATATTGAGTATCGAGAACTGCCACAGCTTCGAGCACTGAATCTGGGTCATCTGAGCGGCCAAAAAAGAACGGCTGAGACGGAGCAAGAGATTCAGGAGCACGTCAAGAATCCGGATATGCTGTTTGAAGACGGCGAATCGCTGAACGATTTTCGTAGCCGCGTTCGACCGCTAATTGGCGAAGCCATAGAACTAGCGCAAAGTTCTGGATTCCCTGTACTTTTCGTAGTGCATTCAAGTATTGTTCACGAATTGGGCGAGGTATTTGAAGGGGATCACAATGCCACTCTGGTGCGTCCAGGCGGTGTGGCTTGTGCGTACATTCACGATGGTCGAGTGCAGGCTGAACCGGTTTTGAAACCTGATCTTGCCCGCGTCAAGTCGCGGCAAGAAGTTATATCCTAATTCTCAGATTGAGACAGATCACGACTCAAGAAGAATAAGTAGTTTGGAGACATTATGAATACGAATTGCGTTGCAGGTTATATCGGTGGAACTGGCCGAAATCAGTTGGCTTCCGTTCTTACAGCGGCCAACACTGAAACTTCGATCAAGGTTGGGGCAGACTCAGGAACCAACGCTATCGCGGTACTGACCGTGCCGCAGCCAAGTGCCAAAATTGGTTCGAGCAATCCGCTTAGCACTGAAGCAAACCCTGCGTTGCTCACAATGGGCGGACGTTTGGGTTTGCGGTATCAGTATGCAGGTCGTCCAGGCTTCACGACCGCCTCTTTTGATAAGGGCCGACCGTTCTTGGTTCGGTTGGCGGGTACGATTAAATCGGCAGCGTCGGCAGCGGACATCGCCATAGTTTTCAATCTCTATTCGGGAACCTTTGGTGGAACCTGTACCGCGATTGGAACTACAGTGGCGAATGCTCTCAATACCGTCACTAACACATATGCTTTCATTTTGGAAGCACAGTTGGTTTACAACTCGGCCTACGCCACAAATAACCTTAACGGCCAATTCTGGTATTGGGTCGGCGGTTCAACCGCTTCGTATAACACATGGGCAGCAACAACTACTGCTTCGGTTGCCACGCTGGCTACCAATCTTTTCACAGCAACCTATGCTTGGGCAGGCGCGGGCGCTACGGGCGGAACGGTAAGCCCGTCTGAGTTTTCAATTAGCCAGATGTAGACTGACTCGCTTCGGGAGTCACGAGTAAGAAGAAAATGTAAGAAGGAGTCTATATGAATACAAATTGTGTCGTCGGGTATCTCAGTGGAAGTGGTCGTAGCCAGTTGGTCTCTCAGACATTGGCAGGCACCACTGAAACCGAATTCAAGATTGCCACGGATAGTGGCACCAACGCTATTGCAGTCTTGACCGTGCCACAGCCTACGGCGGTGATTGGTTCTGGCAATCCGCTAAGTACAGAAACCAATCCGGCTCTGTTGGCGATGGGCGGAAGGCTGGGATTGCGCTATATGTACGCTGGCCGTCCCGGTTTTACAACGGCTTCGTTCGATAAGGGCCGTCCATTTCTCGTTCGTATCTGCGGTGTGGCAACTCCAGCGTCCAACGCTGGTAACACGCTGACGGTTACGCTGTATAAAGGTACTAGCAAGGCTGGAACAGCTATCGCTACCACAGGTGCTATCACACAAAACGCGGTCACGAACCCTGTGGCGTTTATTCTCGAAGCTCAGTTGACCTATAACTCTGCTTACACGACCGGTAACTTGAACGGTCAGTTCTGGTACTTCGGCGATGGCTCGACGCCAAAATATAACACTTGGGCCGTGACAACAACCGCCAACGTCGCTACCTTGGCCACACTTCAATTCTGTGCGTCGTGGACCTGGGGGAACGGTGTCGGTGGGGAGATTCAAGCCTCTGAATTCAGTCTGAGCCAGTTGTAATCTACAAAAGAATCCACGGAGAGCGTGCATGTCTTTTCATTCAATCGATCAAATCGTTGAGCACGGTGGTACCCCGGTCAGTACTGCCGTGCTTGACCAAAGTAACCACAGTGTTCATGAAAAGCAGTGTTGCAGTTGCTTAAAGATACTTCCGTATTCGTGTTTTGTTAGAGACACAAGTTACCGAGAGGGCGTGCGCGATCAATGCCAGACTTGCATGACCGCACCACGACTTAGCACCATAGAGCACACCCATCGGTTGCGAGAAGAAAATTATAGTAGTGCGGCGGTCAGGGCTCAGCGGTGGCAGCACCAGCTAGACTACATGGATGACGAAGCTCGCTTTATCAACCCCATGCATCACAGCGGGTTTATCTCTCGTCTTCGTCGTGCAGTCCCCGGCAAACTTTGCTTTGTCGATGGCCGCATTGCTGACGACATCGCGGTCTTTCAGATTTTTGGACGCCCGCAAGCTGATGGCCGTGATTTTAAGTATCTGTGGTATATTCCGACAGGCTTTATGCCCGAATACAGCCTTTATGAGTTTGATCCTGTTCGGGATATTCCGGTCAAAGAGCGTATACGCGGTTGGCGAACGCCTTTGATTCGACTTATCAAAAGCGGACTTTTAACTGAGGATCGCTGTAAAAAGTTTTTTGGTGAACCGATAGGCCCTGCGTCGATAGTCTGGCGCAGGCAGATGTTTGTTTTAAGAAATCAACACGAGTAAAATACCCGTTGGCCGCTCGGATTAACGGCTAAGGAGACTGTAATGGCTGATGAAAACGGTACGAAAGCACAAAAGATTTCGATAACCGCCGAGGAACTTCAGAATATTATTAGAACTTCGGTGAGTGCTGCGGTTGAAACGGCGCTTGAAAAAAACAATCAGGGCTTTGAATCCATCGCTGCTGCCCTTATTGAAAGTCGTAAGCCTTTTAAAGACCCGGCTATACAAGCGAACGAAGAAGCTTTTCGCAAGTCTACCCGTGAGCAGCAGGAGCGACTACGTAAAAATCTTATCGCCGATCAGGCTAACTGCCAGCACCTTCAGGGCAGCAATAGCTTGAGCGACTTTCCAAGTCCACATGGCTTGACCTGCATTATCCATCACTATCTCGATACTGGAGAGTTGATAGGTATTTGCGCAAATTGTAATCACGTGTTTCGCAACACGCAGGGTAAAGACCCCGCTGCTGACTTGGAGTATAAGACTTGGATGGCAAAGAAGTCAGGGTGCCGCCCGTCCGCTTCCGGACGACGGTTTTTTGCCAACCCGCTCGAAGCTATTCGAGCTGGCCAAGCCTAAAAATTCTTCGCGGGATGCTGTGCACTAGTCTGGTTTCGGATTAAACTAGGCCGGTGAAACGTAGGAGTACTACGATTCATCGGCCTTTTGTGTTGAGGCCCTATGTCGATAACGCTTGCTCGTAGCCTTCAATTCGCTCAAACGTATATTTCCATTCGTCCCTTGCTGGGGGTTGGAACTTATACGGATGAACCCGGTTTGACCATTGGAGATTGGGTGCGTCAGTTTATTCTGGCTCCGCCTTTTTCGTGGCGCTGGAACCGAGGCACTACCAGTTTCAATGTTAGTCCGGCAGGTGGTCAAGACTACGTGCGGTCTCTTACCGATTTTGGCTGGTTAGAAAAAGCAAATCTCACCAGCGCTGGAACCAATCGTGAGCTTGCAGTTCGCCTCAATATTTCCCAAGACACTACCCAAGAACAGCCCATCGCAATCTGCCCTCTACTCGACGACGGCGCTGGAAATATTACTTTCCGCATGATGCCCACCCCTGACGCTGCCTACACAGTTAAACTTATTTACCAAAAGAAGGCTGTTGCTTTTACAGCGTCTACAGATACGTGGACGCCCATCCCGGACTATTTATCATATTTGTACAATCAAGGTGTGCTGGCCAAAGCCTACGAAATGTCGAGCGATGAGCGCTTTGGGTTGGCTACGCAGTTATTTTTGCGACAGGTGATTGCGGCCAACGAAGGTCTTACGGAAAGCCAGAAGAACGTCTTTATGATCGATCAGGCCATCACTCAGCGAGAGATCGTTGAAATTCAAGGCAAGTCTCAGGCGAGTACCGCTGCCCGAGGAATGTTTGGTGGATAGTCTTTTGCGCAGGTACTTATGAAACAGTTTACAGACGTAGTTTTCAGCAACACGCAGCCGCCTGTTATTTTGTCAGGAGCCTCGCTGTTTGTTTACACAGACGTAGGATATTCGGTCGACGCTACGATCTATCAAGACGACGGGATTACCCCGTATCCAACCAACGAAGTTATTGCCGATAGCAGTGGCCGTGTATCTTTTTATGCCGCCGATGGTCGCTATTACTTCAAGCTCGTGAAGACTGGGTACACTACTATCTTTGTGCCTGATATTGAAATAGCTGACGTTACGCAGTCGTCTACGAGTGACGCTGTGTGGCAGGCTAGTTCGATGAAGTTTAATGGGTCTACCAGCGGGTCAGCTACGATTCAAGCCCAAGCCACAGGTGCTGACTTGATTTACAAGTTCCCAAGTGCGGCTCCAGCTTTAAATAATGCGCTTGTAGCTAGTGGTGTTTCTGGCTCTACGACTACACTGGGTTGGCTTCCTTGGTCTGCACCCGATAGCGATACACCAATTCGTTACGTGTCTTACTACGGGGATGATGCTAACGATGGTCTAACCCTTGCGTCTGCCAAACAGCACATCATGGTAGCATATGATTCATTGCCTGCCGCTGGTGGCGTTATTTATATTGTTAGTGGCGCTGCTGGAGAAGCGGTTATCGCTGATGTTGATACAGCAACAAATGGAACCGGCATTTGGATCATGGGTAATAGCTTTGCGGGCGGTGATCCAAACTATGCCAGTCCACCGACAGGTTGGCGTCACGCAAAAACACACGTATCCTTTATAGGTATTACATCGAACATTGTAAACTCAGGTTCAGTGGATGGAGCAGCCTTAATTTCAGCCGGTAAACAAGGCGATAACTTACATCCGGCTATTTGGTTGTCAAGCATCGCCGGACAAGTTACATTTCAAAATTTGCAGTACCAGTATCCTGATACAGGAATAAAAGTTGGTATTGATTCTACTAATACTAAATCAGAAGCGGGCGGTGTAGCCGGAATAACGTTTCAGAACATTCATGGTGCTACTAACTTATCGGCTGGTGCAGGACCGAATGTCGACGTTGGATACGCCTTTTGGATTTATTTCCGAAGTTGCTCCTTTAACGGTACGGCCTCTGCAAATGGCGTGCTGACCGAAAAAGGTGCAGCAATAAATTTTTCTGGAACAACACCCGCGTCCCACAGCGCCTATTTAATCTTCCTTTACGACCAATTTGTAAATGGTGGCGGTGTACGTTATATCAGTTGGACAGTAGGCAGTAGTGCCCTATATGTAGAAAATCTATCGTCAGAAAACCAGTTAAACGGAGATGCAGCCGTTTATATTGTGGGGTCTGGTACCTTCAACGGTGTAGTTGACGGAGTTTACTGTGATGACTTCACTGGAACGGTTACAGGCGTTCGATATGAAGGAACCGGCCTGTCACCAGATAGCTTGTGTGTTAGAAATATTCGAGGTGGAGGTGAAAACTGTGTTGGGCCTGTCTCGTACACCACAAGCCAGTATTCGCCTTATAACCAGCTGATAACAACTTTACCAGCGGCACAAGGCGCTACAGGTATTCTTGGTCGACGGCTCTGGGCGCAATGTGATACTGCTCGCCGAAACTTCCACCCCACCGCTATACGCTATCCCAATCTTGCTAACCAACTTGTAGCTAACTGGACAAAAGTTGCCGGAACCGAAACGTTTACAGGCAGCAAATTAAGTCCAGATGGGGTTCTTGATGCTAACGCAGTCGAAGTTTCGGGACCACCGCTACCGGCTCCTAACGGTGGGCCAATATTCTATACAACAGCAACTACGCCAAATGCCGGAGACACTTACATTTGCGGTGTTTGGTCAAGAACTGTAACAGCAACTGGTTATTTTGGTGGATTCCCTGCGTTTTTCCAACTTACTGGCTGCACTAGTGAAAATGCTCCGTTTGGTTCCGGACAGTCTTACGTTCAAACTGACTTTGCTAGTTATTTGGGCGATGGAGAATGGGTTTGGAGTTACGCAATTTATAAGGTGGCAACTGCGGGTGCCTCAACTCTGATTTTTAAAGGACTGACTGACGCTACGCACACAATCGAATATTTTGCGCCTATCCTAATAAAGATACCTGTTGCTGATGCATTAAGTGACAATGAAATTGCAGAATATGCAATGAACTTGGCGACATATCCGGATGGAATCTCTACAACTGGGACAATTGCGGGGTTAAGAGGACGGCCACTTGCTTTTGGCGGAACTGGGGATAGCTTTATGGCTATCCTCGACCACAGCGTGCTCACAGCGAATAGAACGCTAAGTGTTCCCGATACAACCGGAACAATTCTAACCACAAGTGACGCCACCGCTAGAGTCTACTCCGGAGCGCAAACAACCCGTGACACAGTGCGTGCAGAAGTTGGACTAGCGGGGGCTATAGGCTCGCTGTATTTGTCGAGCGCAGGTAAGGTCTACATGAAGGTTGCTAACGCCAATGCGACAACCGACTGGCAGAAAATTACCGCGACAGCGGCGGATTAATTAAAGAGGATTTATGCCATTTATTCTCGCTCCGGTAACTCCGACGCCTCCGGTTTTAACTGGCTGTCCGTCTAATTCCACGATTACGGTGCAGTCGCTGGTTAAGAGTGCTTTGGCCTATCCGGAATTTACGCCGGTTTTGGGGCAATCAGGCTACACGCAGCAACCCGCGTTGACTATCGCTAATGATGTCATGCAGCGATTTTTAGCACAGCCAATGCATTGGAAGTTTAATCGCCAATACGTGTCACCATTTTTAACCGTGGCACTTCAGCAAGATTATATTGGGGTTTCACCGTTCAACAGTGCTAGCACTTCTGTAATCGATATGGGGTGGCTGGAATACGCTTGGCGGCAAGACATCAATAACACCGCACTGCCCAAACCTGTATTTGGCATGGAAGCGGTCAGGAATCTTTCGAAAACTTCGGTTATGGCACATCCGTTTAATATTTCGTGGATTCCAATTCCGTTAGCTTTTTATGGTGATTGGCAGGCCAATACCGCGTATCCATCTGGGTTAGGAGTAGCGCAAACGCCTGTAAGCCCTGTACAGCAGTTCATCGATGTGAACGGCAACTATTTGTTTGTTTCTATCAACGGCGTGTCCGGAAACGTACAACCAGCGGCGGCTGCGTGCTCGGCCCCTGGCGTCACTGTCGTCGATAACACTGTGACTTGGACAGTGGCTGATCCTCGGGGTGTAGCGATGCGTGTTGCTCCTCTGCCCGCGTCGTCGGGAATCGTTTGGAGCATCGAGCCCGCCTATCAGATGCGACCTCCACAGTTGACCTCGTTACAGGATACTATCGCGCCAATTCCGGATGAATTAGGCTACCTGTTTCGAGAAGGGTTCATGGCGAAGTTGATGAATCATGCCAAACCCGGCTCACGAGCAGCACAGGACGCTTATGTTAAATGGGAAGAAGCTTTGATGGTTGCTGTTCGTGCAGGGGACCGCGAGCGCGAAGATTGCGTCTTTTACCCCACAGAAGGACTTATGGGCGGCGTTTACACCTATCTACCTATCGGCCCAGCCAACCCGTATAATTACTTCTATGGCTGGTAAAGATAAGCCAATTCAAGGTGTAGGCGACGTGGTTGCCAAAGTTACCGCTGCGGTAGGAATCAAACCCTGCGTAGCGTGTAAGAAACGACAAGCGTGGTTAAATCGAATGTTCCCGTTGAAGGCTAAGAGTTAACTATGGATCAGGGGTTGCTACAACTTTCGGGTGTGCAGGCAACGCGGCCTACGCGGTTTACGCCACTTACAACCCAGACTTTTTTTACCGGTCTGTGGACACAGCGTACTCCATTTAATGGCCCCGATAACCGCGCCTATACCCGTGCCTTTGGCGGACGACCTGACGCCATTATCGACGGCAACGATATCGAGTTAACAAACTATGGCTCGCTGATCCGTCGTCCCGGCTTGCTAGCTTTTTCAACGGAAAAAGTTACGCCACCAATTCTAAGCTTTTACGCCTTTCATCAAATCGCCAATATTCCGAATCCTATCGATGTAATCGTGGATACGGAAACAACGGTTTATAATGTTACGCCCACCGCTAAAACCACGATTCTTACCAAAGGCGACGGCGCAGGGCAAGCTTATTTTCAAGGTGTCGGTAATACTCTGTATATCGGCGACGGCGTAGAAGAACAAGCCTGGACTGACCCTGGAACCCCTGGAAACAATCCTCCGTTTTTACGGAAGTGGGGAATTTCGATAGGCCAATTTGGCGGGGCTTCTGGACCGCACGGTTGCGGCACCGGTTCTGACGTAGCGATCACCGGTAGCGCGTCGGCATGGTCTTACCCTGCTCGTATTACTGCTGCCGATGCCTCTTATTCATATGCTAGTCTGAATGTTCCTGTTGCCTATAGCCAAGCGAAGACCCCTTTAAGCCGATTGAACTACAGTGGTGGTTTTTTTCCGTGGTCACCGGGATCACCCAATACCGCAATCTTTACACTTCCCGGTTTTGGCTATACCCGCTCAGATACTTTAAAAATCAGTAACTGTGTCTGCTCAGTTCCTGTAACTGCCACAATTACTGGCGTCAAGGTCGAAATTACGGCGTCTCAGGTTTCTGGCTCGCCAGTCACAACACTCTCGGTTGCTCTAGCCGGTATTGCGGGTGGCTCGTTAAAACTTAGTGGTGCGTTGAGTACGACACCGACGTTGTTTACGTTTGGTTCAAGTTCTGATCTGTGGAGTGGAACCATCAGTCCTTCGATGGTTAACTCATCGGCTTTTGGTGCTGATGTCTTTGCTTCGTTCACAGCGTCCGGTTCCGGACAAACAGTTACGGTTTCGACAATCACTATCACAGTTTATTACACGGTAGTTGCAACCGGCCTTACAGATTTGCTCGAAGCCACAAATTTTGGCTTGACCATTCCAGCTACGAACGCAATTAATGGCATTCAGGTTGAAGTAAAAGGATATCAGTTAACCGCACCCGCAGGTTCATCTTTTAGTGTTCAGCTTCTTAAAGATGGGGCGCTAGTCGGATCGCCTAAAACAGGACTACAGCTTCCCAACACTAATGGCTACGTGACGCTTGGTAGTGACGGTGATCTATGGGGAACTTCGTGGAACGCTGGTGACCTAAACAAGGCTAATTTTGGGGTAGCAATCCAAGCAGTAGCCACAGCAGGCGGCGGAAGTATAACGTGGTACATCGACTACGTTCGAATTACTCTTTATGGTTCCGGTGGGCCGTCAGTAACCGTGAGCGGAGTTGGAGCTTTAACTGCAACTTCCGCATCAGGCTATAGCTACATGGCTGCTTATGGAAACAGCAACACTGGCCATGTTAGTTCGTGCACATCACCTAGCATTGGTACTGGTCCTTTCAACTTATCAAAGACGCACATAGCCGTCGTAGCGAGCACAGACCCGCAAGTGAATCAGATTTGGCTGTTTCGAACCAAAGACGGTGGTGGCGTGTATTACGCTTTGCCGCAGCAATACGCAAACTCGACCACAACCATTGACGATGAGTTTTTGGATGCTGACCTTATTGTCACGCAGCCTGCTCCGTTATCGCCGCTAAATAATCCGCCACCAACCGGATTTACCAAGATGGCCTACCATGTAGGGCGAATCTGGGGCGTGGTAGGCAACAACGTTTACTATTCCGGAGGGCCGGATACGGTAGTCGGCAATGGCTTCGAGGCTTTTCCTCCAGCCAACGTTTTTACGTTTCCGGATGTGGTGAACAAGCTGGTGCCTATTTCAGGTGGCTTGGTGGTTTATACTGCCAGTTCTATTTACATTATTTACGGTACTGGCATCGCCACCTTCTACGCCGATATCTTGCTCGAAAACGTTGGTCTCTCGTCGTATAACGCGCTGGATACGCAGGGAACCAATACGTTTTTGTACACAGCTGATCGTCAGTTTCAGCTTATTAGCGCAGCAGGAATTACGGAAATAGGATTCGGGATCGGCAATCTTCTTGAATCGACTTTTGATCCTACCACAACTTACGTGGCGTCAATCGTAAACGGCACCAGTGACAAGGCTGTGTTTATCTCGGATGGTTCGTCGATCTGGTATCGGTGCAACTGGAACCAGCCCCCTGAAGGCGGGCCATCGTGGAGTCCCAAGGCGGTTATCACTGGCGGGGTGACGGCGATTGGTGGTATTGAAGTATCTCCTGGTGTCACGCAATTGTTGGTTGGACTACCAGATGGAACTGTGGCAATAAGAGCGCTGAATACCATGACTGATTTGGGGGCCACCTACATGCCATCCGTAACATTGGGTAGTCTTGTGCTAGCGCATCCTGGCCAGTTAGCAGAGGTTCAGAGCATCTCCGTAGAACTGCCTAACTTGGGTACCGTACCGACTGTCTCGGTTCGCCTCGACGAAATCGACGGCCCGTTCGAAGATTTGCCGTTCTCGGTAAATGACCCAGCACCTCTTGCACCCAGCAATTCGGTACTGAGTAAGAGATTCTATCTGACGCAAGGGGGACAGCCTACGGTTTGCCGTCACATGCAGATAAAATTAGACTTCGCCGCAGAAGCGTTTCAAAACCAACTTTACACCCTAAGTATTTTCGGAGCACTTCTGGCCAAGGAGTAACTGAGTAGATGCCACTTATTAATTCACGTGTACTCTCGGAGAAACAGAAAGACGAGTTAGCAAGCCTTTCGTCTACGATGCCGTCCTTTGTGGCAGGGGACAGCATGTCTGCGTCAACGCTTTCAATAGCGGGAAACCCCGCACCAAGTCGTTCCACACTGCCGTCTCCATTTTTATCCAATATTTACGAAGGACATTTCTTTCCGGACTCACCATATTTTACTCGTCAGTTCCCTTCATTGGGCGTAAAGAACCAGAACGCGGCAGCTCAGGCTATTACGCAAGTTATCACCACGATCACCTCGCCGCCTTCTGGTGGTAGTGGTCCTTCTGGCTACACTACTGGCAGCGTTATTTTTGCTGGTCCAGTTGGGACGCTTATTGAGGATAACAGCGTCTTTTTCTGGGATGATGCTAATCGAAGATTGGGTATTGGCACCAGCGTACCTGCCTACAATATCGACGTGATAGGCGCAATTCGCGCTTCGACGCAACTAATTTCTGCTGTGGCTACCGGCACAGCGCCTCTGGTTGTGGCGTCGACGACCAAGGTTACTAACTTAAACGCCGAACTGATAAACGGAACCAAAGTAACGAATACCGCCGCTATTGGACAAGTTTGCGTCGGCACCGGTGCAGGCACTGCTTCGTGGCAGGCTTTTACTTCTAGTTCGAACTGGGTTAGACCGTTTTTGACGATGGGGGCGTAATGGCTGAAGCGCTAAAAATATTAGGACAGCTTAATCCGCTGGCAACAACGCCCACCAAGTTGTACACGGTGCCTGCTGCAACTTCAGCTGTGGTTAGTTCTATCATGGTCACCAATCAGACTGCTGCTGCCGAGAGTTTTCGTGTTAGCGTACGTATTGCGGGCGCGGGAGACACGCCCAAGCAATATTTGTTTTACGATTCACCCCTTCCTGGAAATTCTACGCTCGCCGCGACTATTGGGCTAGCGCTTGCCGCAACAGATGAAATTTGGGTGTATGCCTCCAGCGCCACAGTATCGTTCTGTGCGTTTGGGGATGAGGTAAGTTAATGTCGTTAGAGCTTTATCCACCTCCGGGTTTTACTGGGCCTCCTGGGGCCACTGGGTATACTGGATATACTGGTTATACCGGTCCTGGCATCACCGGCTACACCGGCTACACTGGTCCGGGTAACTTTACTGGTTACACTGGCTACACAGGCTACACCGGAGCGGGCGAGACTGGCTACACCGGTTATACTGGACCCGAAGGGCCAACAGGTTACACGGGTCCAGATGGGCCTGCTGGGCCTACTGGCTATACTGGACCTGAGGGTGTGACTGGTTATACGGGCTATACCGGCCCCGCAGGACCGACCGGAGCTACTGGTTTTACTGGCCCCGCCGCGCCGACAGGCTACACAGGGTATACAGGCCCCGACGGTCCTATTGGGCCGACCGGCTACACCGGTCCTGCTGCATCTACGGGTTATACCGGTTACACCGGCCCAAGCATCACCGGATACACCGGATATACTGGGCCTATTGGACCGACTGGATATACAGGGCCTAGTATCACAGGTTACACTGGATACACTGGCTACACTGGAACTACAGGTTACACCGGGGCCGGTAATTTTACAGGTTACACCGGTTATACTGGGCCACAAGGTACCACAGGGCCTACTGGTTTTACAGGATTCACAGGGTACACTGGACCTAACATCACCGGCTATACTGGCTATACTGGCCCAATCGGACCAACCGGCCCTACAGGCTACACCGGTCCCGGTAATTTTACCGGTTACACCGGATACACCGGTTATACAGGAAGAACGGGGTATACTGGTTTTACAGGATACACTGGCCCAATTGGACCTACAGGTTCTACTGGATATACAGGCCCAGGAAACTTTACAGGATACACAGGCTATACAGGCCCTGCTGGCCCTACTGGTTCGACTGGCTATACCGGCTACACTGGCCCTGGAAACTTTACTGGGTATACTGGCTACACTGGTGCAGGATCGACAGGCTATACGGGCTACACGGGTCCAGCAGGCGCTACTGGTTACACTGGTTATACAGGAGCAGGCTCGACGGGTTATACAGGTTACACAGGGCCTAGCATAACAGGTTACACAGGCTACACCGGAGCAGGATCAACGGGCTACACCGGCTATACTGGCCCAAGTATAACAGGGTATACTGGCTATACGGGGTATACCGGGCCAGGAAACTTTACTGGGTATACTGGCTACAC